TGGCAAAGAATGAACTCTATGGACTTTAAAGTAAATTACTTTAGAGGTACAGATTGGGATGAAGTAAGTAAGCCATCAAAGAAATTTCCAGACTTATTAACATGTTCAAAGGTTGTTGAAAGAATTAACCAGCTCGATATGTGTATCGTTTGGAGCGTACCATCTAAATCACATCCAGAAGATTGTATAAGTAACTTTATAAAGATGATGGACGAAATTAAAGTACGTAAGTCTTTAGTTCAAGTAGACCATAAAATACATTCTATAAATAGAAATGCCGGCTTAGCTGAAATATGTTCTAAAGTCGATGTATTAATGTGTCATTATATAGATAACCCTTTTGGTAAATGGGTTAAAAAGAACAAGATTAAAACACCAATCACAAATATGGGTGTAGGATTCAATTTCAATAAAGAGTATTGGAAACCCATTGAACAACAGAACCCTTACATAGTAAGATGGGTTGGTCGTACCGCTATGTGGAAAGGACCAGATGTAATGATCGATTTTCATAATGATCAGCTTCGTAAAAATCATTTCATTACAATACTTGAAGGATTAGAAGCTTCAATTAATTACCCTGCTGTTCTTTATAAGAATCCAAAAGAAATGACTGGTAGGAGACAAGTAGTAAATTATTTTAGACCCGAAAAAGGTATTGATAATACTGGTAAACATCCCGTCTATGGTGCTGAAACACCAAATCAAGGTGCGTATTTGTATGGTGCATACACACACAGTGAAATGATGGAAAGAATGAGTTTAGGTGGATTTGGTTCTGACCTTATGTATTTCAAAGAAAATATATATGGTGACAACGTAGAGTATTGCCACACCGATTCATTTGCAGCAGGTGTAATACCTGTATTTCATAAACACTTTTGTGATAATGTAATACATAGAAAGCAAGGTAAGCCTATAAGTCAATGTAAAGATACAGGTACATTAGCTGTTGATGCATCAAATGCACAAGCAGTTTGTTCACAAATGATTGCTCTTGCAAATGACAATGTAATGAGAAATGCATGGAGAAACATGATGTATGAATTTTGGAAAGAACATTGTGATGCTGAGACGGTATATAACGACATCATAAGTAGCACACTAAATTATAATGAAAAGTACAACGTTAATAACACAACCCTGGAGGATTTTTTCGTATGAAAGTAGCGATTACAGGATCACGTGGTTTTATTGGTAGCCACTTAAAAACCAAGCTTGAAACTGATGGCCATGAAGTAGTTGAATGGGATTTAAGACAAGAACCAGCAAAAGATATAGAAGACTTTAGTCCTGGCGATGTAACACACGTTGTACATTTAGCGGCATACGCTGATGTAAGACAAAGTCTTAAAGAACCACAAAAGTATTGGACTAATAATGTAGAAAATACTACACGTATACAAAAGATATGTGGTTATAATAACATACCATTATTATATGCATCATCGTCTTGCATACATCAGTGGTGGTTATCACCTTATGGTACAAGTAAAAAAGTAAATGAAGAAACAGCTATGGCTAATCAAGTAGCTTTAAGATTTACTACTGTTTATGGTGATGGAGCTAGAGAATCAATGCTTATTGGTAAATTAGTCAGTGGCACTATTAAATATTTAACTCGTCATGTAAGAGATTTTGTACACGTTAGCGATGTTGTTAATGCTATAGTTTTACTCTTAAGTAAAGATATTAGATTATTAAAACCAGCATATGACATTGGTACTGGTAACGGTAATGTAGTAGAAGACTTAGGTAACTTAGCAGGTTGGCAAGGTATTGAAGTTACTGATGGAGATACTTGTGAAGCACAAGATAACACTGCCGATATATCTGCTATGAAAGAACTAGGTTGGGAACCAAAAGTGAATGTAGAAGATTACATTGTTAAAAACACGGTACCTCACTAATGAATTATGCTAGCATAGTACCACTTATAGGTGGCGAAACAATTGCAATGCAAAATGTTTTCAAAAAGAAACCGGAGTACATATTAAGCTATGAAGACTTTAAAGCAAACGATAATCACTTGGTTGAATATTATAAAGGAGAAGTTCCCTATTATCTTTTGGGAAATAACAGGTCATACAACTTACCTACTGTCGATGTTATTAATACCGTATGTCCTTGTGCTGGCTTGTCTAGTCTCAATACTTCAGCATCTTCTGATGCTTCTGCTAACGATTGGATGTCTACCTCTGCTAATTATGTCTTGGGTACACTCAAACCTCGAGTATTCTGGGGCGAAAACGCACCTAGACTTGCTTCAAAAATGGGAGAGCCTGTTGTTGAAAGTCTCCGTCAAATTGGAAGAGAGCATGGCTACACTTTCTCGTTATATAAAACAAAGTCTCTCCTTCATGGACTCGGACAAGTAAGAGATAGATCTTTTTATTTCTTTTGGAAAGGCGACAAAGTACCACAGCTTAGTTATATAAAAAGGAAACATCAAAAGATCGAAGATACTATTAGGTCAACTAATAATAATCCAGATGATCCGATGAATGTACTTACAAACTCGGCAACACCATCACACGACCCGTATTACAGATATGTACTTGAAGAACTTGAAGGTGGCATAACTCATAATGAATTTCAAAATAAAATTAATAAGAGTTATGATGTTCTTCATTACATTGAAGATAAGCGTGTAACATATAATGAAGTATCAAAATGGATGGCAGCCAATGGTTTTGAAAAACAAGCAGTACGATGTAAAGTGATGCATGAAAAACTAGCATCAGGTGGTAACATAATGAGAAGAGGTGTGTATATACCAAAAGATTATATTGGAGCTTTCGTAGGTAGTGCACCAACTAAACTTACACACCCTGATATTGATAGACATCTTACTATAAGAGAATGTTTAAATATAATGGGATTACCACAAGATTTTATTTTACAAGGTGGTGTAAAAAATTTAAATCATATCTGTCAGAATGTACCAGTTACTACTGCAACAGACATGGCAGAAAATGTTTTAAGATTCTGCGATGGCAGATTAGATAATCAATTATGGAATCAAGATTTTATGATTCAAGATAATAAAAATCAATCGATAATTAGTGAAAATAAACCTTTACAATTAGACGAATTTATGGTATAATAATACTATTATTTGTAGGAGAAATATATGTCAATAATGGATAAACTTAAAAAGAATAGTAAAGTTGATTACACATCAATACTTTCTGATTCTAAATTTTTTAATGATAAAGACATGGTACCGACCGATGTACCAATGATAAACGTAGCTTTGTCTGGCTCGATGGATGGTGGTGTATCACCGGGTTTAACAGTTTTAGCTGGTCCATCTAAACACTTTAAAACATCATTTGCATTGATAATGGCAAGTGCTTATTTAAAGAAGTATGATGATTCTGTATTACTATTTTATGATTCAGAATTTGGTTCACCTCAATCTTATTTCGAAAACTTTGGTATTGATACGAGTAGAGTACTTCATACACCTATTACTAATGTAGAAGAATTAAAGTTTGATATGATAGCGCAACTTGAAGGTTTAGAAAGAAAAGATAAAGTTGTAATAGTAATTGATTCAATCGGTAACCTAGCATCTAAAAAAGAATTAGACGATGCTATAAACGAAAAATCAGTTGCGGATATGTCAAGAGCAAAAGCACTTAAAGGTTTATTTAGAATGGTTACACCATATTTAAATATGAAAGATATACCTTTACTTGCAGTTAATCATACATATCAAGAAATTGGTTTATTTCCTAAGGCCGTAGTTTCAGGTGGTACAGGTATTTACTATAGTGCAGATAACATCTGGATTCTTGGTCGTCAACAAGATAAAGTCGGTACAGAAATTAAAGGTTACCACTTTGTAATTAACGTGGAGAAATCAAGATATGTTAAAGAAAAGTCTAAAATTCCTATTTCTGTTAGTTGGGACGGTGGTGTTCAGCAGTGGTCTGGTCTTCTCGATGTTGCTATGTCTGGCAATTATGTTTCTAAGCCAAGCCCTGGCTGGTACGTACGTGTTGATAAATCAACTGGAGAATTGGTGGAACCAAAAGTTCGAGAAAAAGATACCTTGAATGAAGAGTTTTGGAAACCAATACTAGAAGAAACTGATTTTAAACAGTACATTACTAATAAGTATTCAATTCTTAATAATGTTATCAATTTAGATAAAATGGATCAACACTAATGGTGTTAACCGAAGATAAACATTATCAAATAATTCCAGATAAAGGTGATGATCAAGCTTGGAACGTAAGAATACTTTCTGGCACCTTTACTGAAACAGTATTGAAGTTTGGTGTAGTAAAATTCAATGGCAAAGGAAAAGATAAGTACATGTCTTTTAACTTCGAAATTGTTTACACACCAGATACTGAATTAACAAAAGAAAATAAAAAGCTTCAAGAATTTGCTGGCATATTACTAGAACAAGTAATGGCCAGAGGAATTGAAGAAGGCAATGTAATAACAAGAGAGGTCAAAGATGAAAATGACAAGTAGCCAAAGACTAGTATTGTTGATGGATGAAATTGCAATTGCTAAAAGCAAACTGCAACCACATGATACAGGTCACATACACACTTCAATAAACTATTTAGAAAGTAGAGTTGAAGAAGTACAAAAAGAAGTTGATGAAGGATTAAGAAAAGCTGCCTATGCCTACTAATTTAGAACAAACTATATTACGTAATCTATTAACTGATGAAAGTTACATGCGTAAAGTATTACCATTTATCAAACCAGATTACTTTGAAGGCATATATCGAGTACTGTTTCGTGAAGCAGGTAAGTTTGTTGCTAAATACAATAAGCTTCCAAATGCTGAAGCGTTTAAGATTGAACTCGATAGTGCCGATAAATTAAATGATGAACAATATAATTTGGCCATGGATATTGTGCCACAGTTGTACTCTAGTGAAAAGGTAGATGATAAATGGTTGTTGGACACTACCGAAAAGTGGTGTCAAGATCGTGCAATATATCTTGCAATTATGGAATCAATATCAATCATTGATGGAAAGCATGAACAATTAACTAAAGGTGCTTTACCTGATTTATTGACTAAAGCTTTAGGAGTTGGATTTGACTTACAAGTAGGTCACGATTATGTAGAAAATGCAGGAGATAGATTTGAATTTTATCACACAGAAGAAGACAGGCTTCCATTCGATTTGGAATACTTCAATACAATCACAAAAGGTGGTGTCCCACGTAAAACTCTTAACATTGCTCTCGCTGGTACCGGTGTCGGTAAGTCTTTATTTATGTGCCATGTGGCTTCCTCATCTTTAGTTCAAGGTCAAAATGTATTATACATCACTATGGAAATGGCTGAAGAAAGAATAGCCGAAAGAATAGATGCTAACTTACTTGATGTACCTATCGACCAACTCGATAAAATATCAAAAGACAGGTTTTCGTTAATGGTAAATAACATTGCAAAGAAAACAACAGGTAAACTTATAATAAAAGAATATCCAACTGGCTCTGCACATTCTGGTCACTTTAGAGCATTACTTAATGAACTTAAATTAAAAAGACAATTTGAACCAGACTTAATCTTTATTGATTATTTAAATATATGTGCAAGTTCAAGAATGAAAGGA